TGTGGACTACGGAAAAGAGCTTTCCCATCAAAGGCAAGCGAGGTCGTAGCAAGGAGCGTTACGGGCATTATGCCGCTATACACAATACCGACCCTAAATTTGGTCTGTACACAGTGAACCAGCATTCTTCACAGCGTCCCGTACACCGCCAGTTCATAGGTTTCTCCCCGAAGATAGAGGATTACATCGCTGATAATTTTATGGATATGATTTTTAAAGGATTTCCGGGCGTATGATAAAGGACAAGCATTCCGTAGAGCAACCGCATCAACCGGCTCCCGTGCAGGAAAGCCTGCCGGAAGAAGTGTCCGAAAATCCGTTTGTGAACATGTATCAGGCGGTGAAGCGGGCCATACAGACCATAAGGGAGGATCCGGACGATCCGCTCTCACCTCCCTTTTTCAAGACCATAGCCATTGACAACGGACAGTTCGCCCGTATCGTACGTGGGGAAAACACGGAATATGAGACCGTTTTTCCGGCCGTCTTTATCCATTTTGTCAACGTGAGGTATCTGGTGCAACAGCAGAGAATCGGCGAGGGACGCGCCACCATGCGTGTACGCTTCATTCTTAATACGCTCAACAACGGGGACGAGGATAGGGAGTGCGAGTCATTCATCGTATTTCAGAGGCTGAACGTGGCCATTCAGGATGCCAAGAACAGGGAACCCGCCCTTAATGAACGGTGTAACCTGACCTATTTTGACATGCCGACCACCACCAATATGTTCCAGGCGTATTGGGTGGATTATGAGGTATGGTTCCGGGAGTCTTCCGCATGGAAATACAGGGATTGGATAAAACGCTATCTGGTCATGCCGCCTTTCACGCAGCATGGTGATGCGCCGCAGCATGACAGCGGCGGGCACGGCTATCACCCTGAACCGGGCTATGATAAGGTGACCGGATTCAGTCGGGCGGTGGAAACAGATGTACATGACGGAAACAAGGATGACATTTCCGACATATGATGGTGGGGCTTTGCTCATTCACGACGTGGATACCCGAAGGGGTAGCCCAGTACTTCGTCCGTTCAAGTAATGCATGGCCTTTTTCTTGAAAAATGTCATTATTCCGGGAAGTAAGCCCCGCTACCATATCCAAATGTCTTATAAAATGATCTTGAAGTTGCATGGTGTGCAGATGGACAGCCCGTCCGGAACTGTTTTTAACCCATAATCTTGTTGAATGCCTACTCTTCCATAAAAAGAAAAACATGAGTACAGAAGAATTGCAATATGTGGTGGGTGAAGCAAAAACGGGTGAACCTTCCGTTATCCGTTTCTTCGGCCGCATAACGGAAGAAACGACCTCCCGTTTCAATGACGAGTTTGACTTTCTTGAAAATATTATCCGCCCCTCCTGTATCCGCGTGTTAATCAATTCGGAAGGTGGCAGTGTCCTTTACGGCATGTCCACTTACTCCACCATCGCCAATGCCAAAGTGGATACCGAATGTGTCATCGAGGGTGTGGCAGCGTCAATGGCTTCCATTATCTGGGCTGCAGGCAAACGTTCCCTTATGAGAGACTACGCCATTTTAATGATTCATAATCCTATACTGCCGGACAATGACGGGGAGGAGCCTTCGGACATGCTTTTGGCTTTCACCAGGCAGATAGAAACGATTTATCGGAAAAGGTTCGGTTTGAACAAGGAGCATGTACGCACCATTATGGACGGGCAGGCCGGCAAGGACGGGACTTATTTTGATGCGCAGGCTGCCGTAAAAGCGGGCATCATTCCATCAGAGAACATTATTCGTACATCGAAGCAGCTCTGTCGCAAAGTACATGACGAGATTGCTGGACTGGCGGACATGACGGCCATTCAGAAGTTGATGGGCCGTGTCAGTGAGGGGAATAAACCTTTTGAGGATATTTTTCCTACTCTTACAGAAACAGAAAACGATATGACGAACGAAAACAAGACACAAGGTTTTGAGTACGGGGCGATTGCCGCCTCGCTGGGCATGAAGGACGGAGAGGTCAAGGATGTAATGGCCCGTATCTCCGAACTGGCAGCGATGGAACCTAAACACAAAGAGGTACAGAAAGCCCTGAGTGACGCACAAACGGTCATAGCCGGTAAGGATGCTGCAATCCGGAACTTGCAGAAGGATCTGTCCGCTGCCACGGCACGTCTCTCCACATATGAACAAAAGGAAAAGGACGAGAGGACATCCCGCATCGAAACGCTGGTGGAGAATGCCATCGGCGAAGGTAAGATTGACCGTGAGGCAAAAGCGCAATGGGTGGAGATGGCGGAGGCCAACTTCGAGTTGGCGGACAAGACACTGGCTTCCATCCCCGCGCGTGAGATCATCTCCAAAGAAATCGCCAATGACCCGGCCAACATCCAGGCCACGGCGGAGGCGACCAAGACGGCCGAGCAGATGATGGCCGAGAAAGTGTCTGAGGTAGTCGGTGCGGATTTCAAGTTCCGCAAACTCTGACAGGCAGACATCCGATCTTAATTGAAATGCCGGAGGCCGCAGGGCCTCGCGCGGAAACACAAGTATCCGCCAGTCGGCCGAGTTTCACATTTCAACGGAAAAACTTAAAACGACAATGGCCGATACAGTAAATTTTCTTCAAAATGGATATAGCGGTGAGGTTCTTGAGGACCTGCTGACCTATACCGTGCAGGGTAATGATACGGTCCGTGAAGGACTGATCCATATCAAGACGGGCATCCAGCACCGTTATACTCTTCCTGCCATCAAGCTGGGCAATATCATTCAGGACAATGTGCCGACCCCACAGCCCATTCATGGCTCCAAAGGGGATGAAGGTTCGAACGAGTACCAGTTCACCGAACGGTATCTTGAGCCTTCCGATTTTATGGTTTACCTTGAGTTCAACCCACGGGACTATGAAAAGTACTGGCGTTTCGCACAACCGGAGGGCAATCTTGTATTCCGGGAACTTGACCCGAAAATCCAAGCCACGATGCTTCGCCTGCTCATGGACAAAAAGAACGAATACATCGGTAATGCCATATGGACCTCCGCACGTGGCGGAGATACGGTAGCAAAAATTACCGCACCGGAAGGCTGTACGAAAATTGGCGCCAACAAGGAGAAGTATTTTGACGGTGTTGTCAAACGCATCCTCGACAATGTAAGTTCTAAGGACACTCAGGTAGTTGCCGGCGGACAGTGTATCGTTTCGGGAACGACCGAGTTGACAGACGGTGCGGCAGTGGAAGCGGCTCTTTATGCGATGTGGAAAAAATGTCCCAAACAAATCCGCAAGAAGACGTCCTTGGCCTTTGTGGTCGGATGGGATGCCTGGGACGCGTATGACCAGTATATCTCGGACAAACAGGTCAAATACTCCGAAAATACCGAGGTCAACCGCTATCGCTTTAAAGGCAAGAAGATTATCCCGATCGTGGGAATTCCCGAACATACGATGGTGCTCGGCGAGTTTTCCACCGGGATGGATTCCAATCTTTGGATGGGGGTGGATTATGCCAACGATACGGATATTCTGAAAATTGACCGGTTGCAGGCCAACTCCGAACTGTTCTTTTTTCAGATGCGCATGAAAATGGACGTGAACATTGTCCGCCCCGCAGAAATCGTGGTGCATACCGCCTACAAAAAGAGCGAATAACACACCTTTCTTCATTTTTCAATATCCACCCGGGGGAGCGGAGGTCAGAGCCCCGTTCCCCTTTTTTATTCCACTGTTATGGCAAAAAAAATAAATACGGAGGAGGAACCTCAAAAAGAAGGCAACAAGGTTGCCGCACCGGAATTTCCAGCGGAAGCAATACCGGAAATGTCCGAGAAAATACCCGCTACGGTTGAAGACAAACAGCCCGTCCCGGCTGGGAAGGCAGGGAATACGGAGGACGAGGCGGCAGACCCGTATATACTGGCCCTCTTGAAAAAATTCCCTGCATATCCGTCCCTGTATATTGACAGGCATGGTGGGACCTATACTCCGGACACGGCGACAACCGTCAGAGGCGGGGCTGTACTTTACAAAAACCCTTTTTATAACGAACTTAAAACAAAACCATAATGGCACTCGGCAATGTCTTTATCAAGGATGTGGACGGCAATATCCCTTACGACACCGATTCTTCTAACGAGAAGGTGACGGGATTGTTGTTTGATATTTCCCTCCAACCCACACTTTTTACGGAAGGGTATGGCAAAACCAATGAAACGAAGCTCAAACCGGGGGATGTATGCTACATCACCTCATTCAAGTCCGCTGTTAAGGATTTCGGTATCGTTGAGCGTGTGACGGCTACCGACGGGGAGGAGATGAACGTCAATTTTCTGCATGGTATTCCTGCCTACCATATCCGTGAGTTTTTCCGGATGTCAGGCAATCTGAATGGTTCGGGAAAACTCTACGTAATGTTCGCGGACTGCTCGGCGAACTGGGACGCACTCGAAATCATGCAGCGTGCCGCCGGAGGCATGATCAACCAGATGGGAATTTGGACGGAACAACCGCTATGGAAGGCGAACGGGACTTCCGGAAAGTACAATCTCAACCTGGTAAAGGGACTTAATGATGTGGCCGTAGGGCTTGCCGGGCAAAACCAGCCCCTGTCACTCATACTCTCCGCCAATCCTTCCAATACAGGGGCGGATACGACTGAGGGACGTCAGATTGACTTGAATAAAATACCGTCATGTATCTGTGAATCAAGTCGTATCAGCTGTATATTCGGCCAGGCGCATCACGAAAAGATCTCCACGATGCAGATGCGCAACAAGAACCACACCCCCGTGGGATTCTTGGGCGCGGTCATGGGCGCCATTGCCAAGGCGAATGTCCATGAATCCATAGCATGGGTCAAACAGTTCAACCTCTTCACGGATGATTTTCAGGAGATAGAGCTGGGCTTCGGTGATATCAGCCTTGACGAGGCGGAGGAGCATTTTATCAGCCTGAACCGGTATGAGTCGCTGTCCCCGTCACTGCTTGACGAGCTTGATGACAAGGGCTATATTTTCCCCATCAAGTATGCCGGCCGTGAGAACGGCATTTATATTTCAAAGGACCAGACCTGCTCAACGGGTGATTTCCGCACCATCGCAAGGAACCGTACGATCAATAAGAGCCGCCGCGCTGTGCGCGCCGCACTGTTGCCGTATGTGAATTCCCCGCTGATGGTCAATCCTTCAACCGGGTTCCTTGCCCCGTCGAAGATTACAGCATTCAAAACACTCATCGGGGATATATTGGCCAAGATGCAGGCAGCACAGGAAATTTCAGGATATGCTGTCACTATCGATCCGAACCAGAATGTACTGGTGGACGATACGCTCCGCATCTCCTATGTCCTTGTGCCTGTCGGAGTGGCTGTGGAGATTTATGTAGAGGAAGGACTTTCATTAACCGCAAACAAATCATAGAAAATGGCAATAATTAATAATGTGGCATATTCATGGTCTATGATAACCCTGTCATCGACCGCCC